TCAGCCTCTGCGGTCACGCGCCGGCGTCCGCCGGCGGCTACCCGTGGCGGTGCCCTCGTCCTTCAACACCTCGCGGTTGACCGCGAACCCCTCCCGCACAACCTGTCCGCAGCAGGGGCATAGCTCTTTATCCTGCCGGCGCTCCAGCGCCCGATAGACCGCACTGGCGGAGATACCCACCTGCTGGGCGGCGGCGTAGGGCGCCATGCCCTTCTGGATCAGCTCAAGGGCTTCTTGGGTCTTCGATTTCTTCATCAGTCGTCTGTCCCGATTCGTGGCCGAAGTATGACAGTGACAGGCATTGTTTGACAACGTATAGGACAGTTCATTTCATAGTCACACCCCAGCCACGAAAAGGAGCCAGCCATGGCCCAGAAAGCCAAACCCGAGGCGGTCACGATGGAAGTTGCTCGCATGGCCTTCGAATGCCTGCTCGAACAAGAGCAAGACGTGTTCGCGCTCATCTCGGCGATCAGGGGCCTCGACCCTGGCACCGATTCCACGCTGACCAGGCTGATCGGCATCGCATGGAACCGGCTCGGAGAGCATGGAAACCAGTACACCCTTGCCGACTATTTCGGCGTAGACGCAACAGGAGAACAGGCATGAGCAAGAAGACACCCGCGCGCCCGCGCACTGTCGCTACACCCTTCGCCCGTCTCACCCCCGACCACCCACACCACCTGTTTCAGGTCAATCCCGGCGTGGACGCCAGCCAGGCGCTGGAGGAAGCGTCTTTGATGCTGTCCGCCGCCTACGACATGGCGGGGGAAATCGCCCAACTGGAGGACTTCAGCGATGCGGTTTGGGGCATGGTCACCCTGATCCAGATGGCGAAGGCCGTAGTCGATTCCGTCTCTGCCGGCGTCTGTCGGCCTCCCGAGGAAGCATGAACATGGGCGCCCAGAACGTCGTCAGCCTGGCCGAGCGCAGGATTCGGACTGATGCGCAATGGCTGCATGAGAGGCAGCGCGCCGATGCGTTCTTTATCCCCGCGTGCGCCCTGTTAATTGCCACCTCCAAACGCGATCCGGAAGCCGTCGAAGCGAACCTGCGCAAGCTGCGCGCCGTTGCGGAGAAGGAGTTCGGTCTATCGAGAGGCCCGGCATGAACGCGTGCACGACCACCCCCGCGCCTGTTCCGGCCCTGGCGGCGCTCGACTCACCGCCACGCCGTCACCTTGGGCGGCGTGGCCCTGTCCCGATGCGAGGTGTCACCATGGAAGTTGACGAAGACGCGGCCCTTGTCCGCGAAGCCGTGGCGCTCCTACGCTCCGGCCGGCTCTACGGCACGTCCGGTGCTGCGGCGCTGGCTGCGGCGCTCTTGCATTGCTACAACCACGCAACCTGGCGGTTCGATGTCACGGACTTGCGCATGATGGATGCGCGCCTGGAGCTGCTGGCGTGGGCCGTGCTGCGCTACCGCGTGGCCGGGCATGAGCCCCAGCACGCCCTTGCCGGCGGTGATGCCGAGTTCCGCCCCATCGTGTGGAGCTACGGCGCGGCCACCTGGTGCGCTCCGGAGCCATTCCAGCCCCACGACAAGCCGGCCGGGTGGGAGGAGTGAGCCCGTGACCGTCGATATCTCCCTGCCGCCGCTCTTCATCGACCTCGACCAAGTGGCGACCCTGACCACGCTCTCACCCTCGACCATCCAGGGCATGGTCGCCCGCAAAGAGTTCCCGGCGCCGCGCGAGCTGTCCAGCCGCCGCGCGGCGGGCGGGACGCTGAAAAAGGGGCACCGTCGCCCCGGCTGCATGCTGCGCTGCTGTAGGGCTATGCGGCCAAGCGCCTGAATTTCAGCCCGGCAAGGCGGCGGCCCCAGCTCCCCGCCCCTCCCCCTTGCGGGCTGTATAGCTACACTATACGATGTGACGCATGATCAAGACGTTTCGGCACAAGGGACTTGCCCGGTTCTTCGAGACCGGCTCGAAGGCGGGCATCCAAGCCGCACATGCGCCGAAACTCGCCCGTCAGTTGGAGCGCCTGAACCGGGCCAAGGCGCCCGAGGACATGAACGTGCCCGGCTGGCGACTCCACCCGCTGGGCCGCGATCTTTCCGACCACTGGTCGGTCTGGGTCAACGGCAACTGGCGAATGACGTTCACCTTTGAGGGTGAAGACGCGGTGCTGGTGGACTATCAGGACTACCACTGAGGAATCGAAGCATGGCCACGATGTTCAATCCTCCCCACCCTGGGGAGACTCTGCGCGAAGACGTTCTGCCGGAACTGGGGCTGACCGTCACGGAAGCCGCGCGCCAGCTTGGCGTCACGCGGGTGGCGCTCTCCCGCGTGCTCAACGGCCACGCCGCCATCTCGGTGGATATGGCGTTGCGGTTGGAGGCGTGGTTGGGTGTTGAGCGCGGTGGCCGTGCCGAGCTGTGGCTGAGCCAGCAGATGGACCACGACCTTTGGCGGGCACGCCTGGAGACGCCGGAGATCCCGGCACGCGGATAGCACCGCACCTGCCGCCGGCGCCAGGCCGCATTCCGGGCTTCTCGTCTCTGCTGGTTGGTGATGGTGCCTCGACCGGAGCGGTCATTCCTCCGATTCGCTCCCCGTCACCGGGCATTGCCGGGCGGCGGATCGTCGCGTCCTGTCCCACCCTCCGGCGGGCATGTCGAGGCATGGATATCGTAGCACCGGCGCGCCGCGCTGGCGCTGTGAGGGTGTCCGCTGGCGCTCCCCTTTATGGGCTCTCGAAATTCCCGCAGAGGCAGCAGCCGCCCCCTTTTTATGGACTAAAGAAATTGCCCGGATGCTTCCGGTTCAAGGGGTTAAGTGTTCGATTACGTTGGGAAGGGATGGTTTCTCCACCATGGTTTTTCTGAGGCCATGGTTTCTCAGCCCTTGGTTTTTCTCGGCAAGGTTTCCCTGAGCGCTCTGGTGCAGTCAGCAACAGCCTCAAGGGCTTGTGCCAGCCTATCCAGGATCTCCGATTGCGTGATTCGCCCACGGAGAACTGAAGTTTTCTCAACCTGCCCATGGTTTCCGGTGCACCCGCAGCAGCAACGCGGCTCGCCCGTCCTCGACCGGGAGACCTCCGGGAGCGCCTTCTTTGTCCAACCCTCCTTCGCGGCCCTTTTGCGCACTGCGGCTCCGGTGATCGGCAGGGCCAAATCGGTCACCAGCCAGGCATAGCCTTTCCGTAGGTCGGATTCCCACGCATCGCGGGCGTCTGCCCAAATTTCGTCGCTGAGTTTCGGGTTTGCCGACATGTTCGCGCCTCCTATAGTTCGTCGATGTGCTGCCATTCCCGCAGCCCATCCAAGATGCTGCGGGCTTCGGCCTTCACCTCTGGTGGGGCGTTCTCATTGACCCGGAGAACACCCTGGTGGTACGCCTCCGCCACCATCTTCAGCATCCATAGGATGTGTGTGCGCACGTCGTACCGGTACACATGCCCGCCCCCGTCCTGCTCAATGTCGGCAGTGATGGCGGTATGGCTGGCATGGCTTCTTTCGGATTGAGTGTGACGCACGGCTTGCAGCTTCTCGCGGAGTGCATCGCGCCTCCCCAGTAACTCAAGCTCAATGGCACCGATGCACATGCCGCTTTCGTCGCGCAGGCGGTTTTCACCATTGACGGCAAACATCGCGGCATGGATGAAAGCAGACGGGGGCTTTTGCTGGTCCAGCTTGTACGCGAGCCTGGAACACGTTTGTGCCAGCTTGCGGATGATGCGGTCTTGAAGGATGGTCTGCACGGTGTAGGCCCTCTATGCGGTTCCCAGCAAGCGCTGCAAGGCTTCCTTGGCGGACAGGCCGAACATGGCGGCGACCTTGGCCACGGCATCGCGATCCGCCTTGGATCGACGCGTCATCGGGGTAACCCGCTTTGGCGCGCGGCTTGGCTCCTTGGCGGCGCGCAGCACTGCCCGCCGGTCGCGCTCTCGATCAAGCCGCGCTTTGCGTTCGTCGCTCGTCTCGATCTCGCGTGGCTTCTTCACCTGCTTCGCGGCCATCGCGTCGGCTTCGGCCTGTTTGGCCTGGTGCCTCACCTTGTTGTCGGCGCTGGCCAATGCCTTTGCCATGATCCGTTCCAGGAACGTGAGCACGGTAGTGGATGAGATGACTTCCATCATCACTCGGAGAACGTGCTTACAGGCCACGCCCTTCAGGTCAGGATTGCGAATCTTGGGGTAACCGAACTCGTCACGGCCGGCGTTGTAACCGCCGACCTGAGCCAGGAAACGCAGGAAAAATCTATGTCTTCCGCAATCGCAATCAAAAGCCAGATAGCCCTTGCGCATCTCGGCGGCCGCCTGCTTCGGGGTGAATGCCTTCGCAGGCTTCCCCTCCTGGGTGGTGGGTGTCGCCATCATCAGCCGTGAGACGTGGCCATAGGAGCGGAAGCGCACAACGACATGGTGCCGTGTCACCTTGGAATCCGGCCCGGCGTTGGTCAGGAAACGCACGTCCAGGCTATCGCGATCCTGCCCCGGCACCGCGCTCGAAACCGGGACGGCCATGTGAATCTCTTTTCGGGCGCGGCCCAGGTCTCCGGCGTCGTCTGGATTCAGGGGATTGAGCAATGGGCGACTGCTGGCGAGGTCGATCACCTGCTGAGCGGTGATGCCGGCGGCGGTGATTTTCGATTGCACCATCCGCATGTTGTGCCGGAACGTCGCCAGGTCGTCCGCAGTGATGTTGCGGGACACCCCACCAATGGTGGTCTTCAAAGCGCGGTGCGCGTCGTACTCGCCCTGGACATCGTTCTTGCTCAGGATGATGGACTTGGGGGCCTTCTCAGCCGCCGTCCGCTCTGCGGCATCCTGCCGGGCGATGCTCTTGGCCTCGCCGATGTGTCCACGGATGTTGCCGAGGGGGCGTTTGATAGGCATGTCTTGTTCCTAGCGGGTGTCAGTGGGCCAGCATCACGGCTTCATGAAGGTGTCGAGCTGAGAGAACGTAAGCTGCACTTCCTGCAAGCCGTCCTCACGGCGTGACAGGCTCACTTCCATGTTCGCCGGCCGGAACAGCCCTATGTTCTTGTATCCGGCTTCGCCGCTCTCCGACGTTATGAACGAATGCACCACCTTGATCGTGATGGCGTAGTCTGCGGGTACGCCGACGGTCCCATCATCGGCAGCTACAGCCGCATGGTGCGCGGCATACCAGCGCTTCAGCGTGCCTACCTGGTCGTCCATCGTCGTCAGGCGCAGCTCCACGGGCTCATTGCCCTGAACGGCGTCCACGAGCGCGCCGCCGACCCGTCGCTTCTCTCCGGAAATGATGAATGGCGCGTACTCAACCTCCGTGGCGAAGAGGTTGAACAGGCCCGTATTCCACCCGCCTACCGTATTCTCCTTGCCACCCTTCAGCCGACTCGACACCTCAAGCAGCCACAGGTTCTTCTTCGCGAGGCGATGGCCCCGCAAATCACCATAGAGCCGCTTGGCGTCGGCCGGCGTGATGCCACCGAGAAGCTGAACGGGCGTCCCCCAATACGCCATCTGCGAGGCGATGCCGCTAAGCCCAGGGAACACTTGGTTCAGCAGGCCCGAACCGATAACGCGATGGCCGACGGCATCCCATTTGCCATTCGCCAGATCCGTGATGGCGCCGACACTGCCCACCGTGCGATTCATCGTCGCCGGGGTGTACTTGTTGACTTGCCCGATGCCGGCCTCGGTCCCGATGCTCTTGCCGCTACTGGGCAGGTTCTGTTTGATGGTGTCGAACAAGGACAAGTTATGCTCCTATCGTGCCTTGGGAGAACCGCCGGCGGGCTTCCTTCGCCCGCTGTTGCCTTTCCGCGCTGATTGCCCGCGCGATGCCTGCCAGGCAACGATTCCCGGTCTCATACGCGATCTCGCGGCAGAGATTGAGCCGGTCGCCCTGCTGTTCTGCCATCACCTCGTCAGAGGTCAGCGGCGCCCGAGTTCGGTTTGGCAGCAGCGGCTTCATGAGACGAAACCGCCACCGGTCCCCAGCCGATCCCAATCGTTTCGGTCAATGGCGGTCAGCGAGCAAAGCGTCATCGGGACCAGTAATTCAACGTACTTGCCGTCCTTGTCCACCGGCGAATCCAGCGGCAGGCCAATGGACTCGATCACCAGAGGGGAGAAGGTTCTCCTCTTGTATGTCAAAGCGACGCTGGTGGGGCTGACACTCGGTAATGCGGCTACCGCTGCGGCTGCGTCCAGCGGGCGGCCCTCGAAGAACTTCTTAACCTCTTCCAGCGCGCTCAAGAGGGGGCCTTCAGGCGCCAGTTCTTGCGGCAGCGCCCACTTGACCAATTGATTGACAGGCCCTTCGACTTCATTGGCGGCATTGGCCCATGCACGAAACAATGCCGTTACCTGGATCTTCATCGGCGGCATGCCGCTGAAGACCTGCGTGGAGTTGAGCTTGGTGATCCCGGAGCGACCTTCGACCCCTTCCAGGAACTTGCCGGCCCGGCTATCGCTGTCAACGTAGGCTTGAATCGCCCCCGAACGAAGCATCGCGGAAATCGCGGGGCGGACGTTGTCAGTTCCAGTGTTCTCGAACGGGCTCTGCCAGTTGAGCACCATTTCAAGGTTGCTTTCGACCGGCACAAACCGCACCGTGGGGCTGTCCTGAATCTTTCCCCAAAAGCGCGACCCGTACCCGGAACGCTCGACCGGCGAGATGGCGGCGATCAGGTGCGGCGAAAGCCCATCCCACAACGAGGTCAACTCAGCCATTGCCGCCGCCCGCCGTACCATGCGCGTGCGCCAGCAACAATTCGGCCGCGCGCACGCGGTCGCCCGTGGGCGCCGTGCCGTCGTTCGCGACCGCCGCTAATGCTTCGATGGCGTCCTGCGCGTGACGGCCCGCGCGCGTCCTGATGCTCTTCGAGCCCAACGGCCGCCCGCCCGTATTTGGCTGTTCGTGATCTTGGCTATTCATGCTGTGCGCTCCCGAGGATGGCGGCCGGGCCGGCCTCACGCCGGACTGGATTGGCGGGGGGCTGTTCCCGATGAAGGTCTTGTATTCACCCCTCCCGACCCGGCCATGACTGTCAGTGACTCACGCGCACCACAAGCGCGGATACTTCCTGCGCGAGTGCCGCGAGGCGCGATCTCGGCTCGGCACGTCGCGGCGTTTCGGTGTAGGTCTCCAGCGGCTTGATGCCGGCGGGCAAAACGGATTCGTCCCCGTCACGAAGGAAGGTCTCCAACGCGATGATCTCCGCTTCGAGGCTGCGCGCTTCCCGTTCGAACGCGGCGCGATTCGGCATGGGGGCTGCCCGCTCCAGGGTCGCGAGGTCTTCGACGCCGAGACGCTTCAGCTCTTCGCGCTTCTCCCTTGCAGTACCCTCGGCGGAAGCGATGATTCGCGGGATATTGCCCAGGCGCTGAACCGCTTCGTGTAGGCGCTTCACGGCCGCCTGCTTCAGCGGTTCCAGGCGGTCACGTTCGGCGGCCAGGAGGCTGCGGACATCGGCGCCGTGGTGGGCCAACTCGTGCAACGTGGCGATCGCCTCCAAACCGAACTTCGACAAAGCCTGACACGCGCTTTCGTCGGGAAAGACTTCGCGGGCCAGCGCGATCAGCGTTTCAGGCGCGAGGCTTTGGATAGCCTTGACCATCTGAGCGCGCAAGCGCACGGCTGCACGGATTGCTTCGCTGTCGCGCCGGAGCGCGAGCAGATCATCAACGGCCGGGGCGGGAAGGTTGGTTTTGAACATGGGGCTCTCCTTGGTTTCTGTGCATTCTCACCGGGGTTTCGAAGGTTTCTAGGCGGGGTTTTCCGAGTTTCCAGTACTGCCCGCCGGTTCGTCGCCGCGCAACTGGGCGAGTCCTGCCACCTGCGACTTCAGCCACGAGTGCAAACGGCCGCCCACACGTTCGGCGCGCTCGATACGTGAAAGCGCGGCGAACGCGCCCGGTTCGCCCAGTTCGGCGGCGATCTCCTTGGCGGCCAGGCGCACGAGACGTTCGCTCGTTGCGACGTTGGCGGATTCTCGCAGGGCTTCGACGCACATCTGTGCGGTGCTCATGACAATGCCGTCCTGCTCAAGGTCTTCGATGTTGGTGATGGTGTGGTCGGTGCTCATGGTCTGCTCCTTCGTTGGTGGTAGGTGGTGATCGGCGTTGTGGTCGCCGTGATCTGATATGAAACGAAACGATATGAATCCTCATTGGTCATGGCTCCGCGTCCCGGCTCTCGGCACCGGGCTGCAAGCCGAAGCGGAACCGCTGAAGGTCGCGATCAGCCGCACGGGCGGCCCCTTGAAGACGCTCCAGTCGGCCGGCCACGGTTCCGGACGCGGGCAACTCGTCAAAGGCCGGAGCGCGCTCGCGCAGCGTCGCGAGGGCATCGGCCACGCCTGCAACGCCGCGGGCCAGTTCGCCAATGTGCTGGCTGACGGCGGCGACCTTTCGGTGAACGTGCTCAAGCGCGAGCAAATCGCGCTGGCGAGCCTTCTCCCAGCAATCGAGCATCCAAAGCGGTGCGCCGCGCGGTGCGCCCACCTCCCAGTCGTCCGTGGCACCGAAGAGGAAATCCACGGACACGTCGTAGACCTTGGCGGCGCGCAGGATCAGCCACAGGGGCACAGAGTTCGTGTCCGTCGCACCCTCGACTTTGGAGAGCTTCGACGAGGTGGCGTAACCCAACCGTCGTGCGGCGGCGCACTGGGACAGGTTGCACAGCTCGCGGGCCTGCCGCATCCGGGTGCCGATCACCTTCACCAGCATCTCTTGTTCACGTTTCGGGTCACGATCAAACATCGGCGCGGCCGGGGTTTCCTCACTGTCCCAATCGTGATCGAGCCACGGGCTGTTCTCAGGCGGCGTGGGCGTTTCTTCTTGTTCCGGTGTAGTTGGGTGTTCCGCCATTCGCGTTCGCGCCTCCTGTTCGGTTTGCGGTGGTCTGGTTATGGAAATCATCGCGGTATGCACGGCCGTGGCTATGAGTGTTTGGCGGAACGGGAAAACGACCGTCATAGAGCCGTCCTTCGCGCGTTCATCGCTGGCCCCTGTGAGGCCCCGCATTCGCGCGCTTCACTGGCGTTGGGAATCACGGCTGCCTCTTCGACCGACATCAACCGTTCCCCATAGCGACCTCGCAGGTCGGCCAGCAGATCGGCGATGGTGTCGCCCTCCGCGCCGATCACCGTCCCGCCGCCGTCGGTGATGCGAAACCGGGCTATTGCTCGGCGCCTGGCCTCAGCCATAGCCGCCCCCATGTGTGCCTCCCGCGACTTCCCGGAAGGTTTGGGTAGCTCCCTCGAACTCGAACCGCGCCGCGATCCATCCGCGCACACCGCCCCGGTTCTTGAGCAAGCCCAGCTCCACGGCCCGCTTTGGCTTCTCGTCGTCCGCTTCATCCGTGTGGATGAATAGGCAAACGTCCGCATCCTGCTCGACGTTGCCGGAGTCACGGAGGTCAGAGAGCATGGGCCGGCGCTTCTCAGTCTCCACGCGGCGGTTGAGCTGGGACACCGCAACGATGGGCATATCCAAGCGCTTGGCCAATTTCTTCAGGGTGCGCGACACGTGGCCAAGCTGATCGTTCCTGCTCATGTCACGCTCAAGCTCTACCAGGCCGATGTGATCCACCACCGCGAACGCGATGCCATGCTTCCGCCGCCATTCGGTGATGCGCGAGACGATGGCCGAAAGGCCGTAGGAGTCGCTGTCGATGAAGATGGGCAGGCCCATGAAACCGGGGTCGCTGATTCCCTTGGCGGCCACATCCACCGCGTCATCGAACCCCTGCGCCAGTCTCGTGACGTTCGCCTGGAAGCGGTGGGCCATGGCCCGTGTGGCGAGTTCGTCGGCCCCCATTTCCAGGGCCACGAATCCGGCCGCCTGCCCACGGGCGGCGGCGTGGAGAACGATTTGCCACACGAGCGCGGATTTCCCCAGGCTCGGGCGCCCGGCAACCACGTAGAGGCGTTGGCCGAAGATTCCGCCCGTCCGGCGGTCGAGTGCCGGCAGGCCGGTGGGAGCGCCCACGGTGCCGCCGGCCATGCGTCGCTGTGCCGCCAGGTCCACCGCGTCGAGGGCGTGGTTCACGGCCTCGGCAAACGTGAGGTAAGGCGCGCCGCTGGAATGGGCCAAGTGCTCAAGGCACGCCTGAAGGTCTGAAATCGCTTCTGCCGGGTCCTGACCAGCGGATAGGCTCTCGGTCGCCTCCTGTGCTGCGGCGAGTGCTGCGCGTGCCTTGGCCCGCTTCAGAACGATCTCGGCATAGGCCCCGATGTTGGCGGCGCTGGGGGTATTGGAGGCCAGCGCGCCCAGGTAGGAGATACCGCCTACGCGATCCAGCTCGCCGCGTTCGTCCAGCCACTCGGCAAGGGTGACCACATCGAAGGGGCCGCCGTGGTCGGCGAGACTGTGAATCGCCTCGAAAATGCGGCGGTGGTCGCCCCGATAGAAGTCCTGCACGGAAATCGAGTCGGCGACGCGATCCCAGGCGTTGTTGTCGAGCATCAGCCCGCCGAGAACGGCTTGCTCGGCCTCGATGGAGTGCGGTGGGATCTTCAATGCCGCCGTCGCGTCGTCGTGGACTCGGGTGTAAGCGCCCATGTCAGAAGTCCGCAGTCTGGTAGACGATGGATCTCTCCCCCGGCTTCGAGGGGGTGGCCGCTGTCCAGGGTTGGCGGAAGTGCGGCGGGTCACTCGGTCCGAAGAAGGTCCGCGCCTGCTTCACGAAGGCGGTGCCGGTCTTCGCCGTCGCGTCGCAGAAAGCGGAATAGCGTTTGGCGCCGGCGATCAGGTCTTCAGGGGAATGGCCTTCCCGTAGGCGGGCGCTCCAGCTTTTGAAAGCCTCGCTCTTCGAATCTCCACCCTCCCGGTTCGGGTACGCGTCCCAGGCTTGCAGGAACTCGGGGGTGTAGAGCGATTTTTTCCCTTTCACGCTGCCCTTGTTATTTCCCTTGTTCACTTCCCTTGTTCTACCTGAACGGCCGTTCACCGTTTTTCGGAACGGCTGTTCAGTGTTTTCGGAACTGCTATTCCCTGAATCCGTATTCAGTGAATCGCCATTCAGGGTTTCGCCATTCAGGGTTTCGGGAAACACGAGGACATAGCTATTAGCTCGCCCACGGCCGCCACTCTCGGCCCGGTCCACCTTGATGCGGCCCACCTGCTCAAGCTGCTTTATGGCAGCCCGGACGGCGCGATCCGTAAGCTGGGTGTCAGCAGAGAGGCGCCACGCGGAAGGATTCAGGCGGCCCGTCTTCTCGTTTTGCCGACGGGCGAGTACAGCCGCTACACGGATGGCGGCCACACTCAGGCGGGCGTCGGTCGCCACGTCCGTGAGCCAGCTTAGGCGGTCGAGGGGCGACATGCCGATCACGTACGCCCTCCCTTCCTGCGGGCAGCCTGGGCGGCTTCGGCGGCACTTACGCCGCGCGGGGGCGGGGATGCGGTGTTGGTCAGCGCGCGATGAATCTCACGCGCCCTATCGCCAATTAGTGGGCAGTCGGCTCGGGTGCAGGTGCTGCGGTGCGGACACATTCGATGCACCTCAACCGACGGCCGCCAAATGGGCGATCAGGTGGTCCCGGACCTGCCTAGCCTCGGCTACCTTGCCGGCGCGCGTGCGCTGGGTGGCGATGGCCAGGGCGTGGCGGAACGCCGCACGTAGGTGGGCGGACCTGACTAGAACAGCGGACAGGAGCTGTGCGTGGGTGGCATTGGTGACCATGGCGGTCACTCCTAGTGCGAGGCGGCGAGGGTCTTGCGTAACTCGCCGACGTTCCAGGCTGTGACGCGAACGGAGAGTTTCTTGGGTGTTGGTAGGCGACCGTCTCTCGCCATCGTCCACACGGTATTGCGGGAGACGCACAGTAGCTGCGCGACGACCACATCGCGGACGTAGGCGGAATCAGGGAGACGGTCGAAGTCTTCGAGCGCCGCGACGGCGCCATGAGTGATACGGCTTGCCATGTTGTTGGGTCCTGTGTGACAACATGGCAAAGGCTATTGGCGCAGGTTAGGTGCGGGCTAACCTTTTAATTAGACTTTTCTTCAGGAGGCTTTTTCTAGCAGCACACACAGGCGACTACTGGCAATGCACATGCCCGCCGCACGAAAGACAGCCTCCGCGAAAACAACGATTGGCGCCTCCCGCCATATCTTCTGTCGGTCGGGCGGCCCATATTTCTGCCACAACTGCACGCACTCTCGGGCCAGATCAGCTTGATGGTTTTTTTCGCGTCTCCCCGCCCGATCACGAATCTCCTCCTCGGTGGTGATGGCCACCGCTATCGAACGTCGTAACCCATCAAAACCCATTGGGAGATACGGGCCAACGTCATCGCGCGGCCCTACGAATTCCAGTCCTGGAGGCGTGCGGTGCTCTTGTCCTTCAACATCAACAAATAGGCCCTCGCACCAAAGTACGTCGCTGATGGCAGCGTTCTGCGCGCGCCGTATCGCCTCAAGTGTGCGGTGGTCGCATTTCCTCAGGGCCGCAAGCAGTTCGTCATCGCTCCGTAGCTTGCCCATGGCCTGAAGCTGGGCAACGGTATCCTTTCGGGTGACGGGATCGTAGTCGGGCCGTTCACATGCCTTCGCCTCCAATATCGCGCACAGCAGGAAGCGAAAGTCTGCGCCATCCATGCCCCTGACCGTCAGAGCGTCGAGGGATTGGCGCAGCTCTCGGGCATCCGCTTCCGATATTTCGGCATGGCCGAGCGCGTATCGAGACGGGTGCTGGCCGCGCTTAAACAGTGGTGTGCCGGCCATTGGTCAGTCCGTTGGGTTCATGCCGTCTTGGCTGTTCTCATGGGGATCACCTTCGCGTCCAGTTCTCCGGATTCCGCTTTGATCAGCACGCCGGCCCAGGCATTCAGTGCTGCGCGCCGCTCCTCGAAGTAGTCGTAGCGGTCATAGCGGCCTTCCACGCCCTTGAACTTGTGGTTCAGCACCTTTTCGGCGACATGGGGCGGCACGCCCAGGCCGGCCAAGTGGGTGCGTGCCGTGCGCCGCAGGTCGTGGATGGTGAACGGGGGAAGTCCGTGCTTGACCTTCGCCAGAGCCACGTTAAGGGTGTTCTCGTGGATGTGCGGGATCATGCGGTGTTGCATCTTGCGCGCGGGGAAGACGTAGTGAGATCCACACGCGAGCCGGTGAAGCTCGCGCAGCCACTCCACGGACACCGCCGGTAGCGGGATGGCGATTGCCACGCCGGTCTTGGTGCGTTCGGCGGGAAGATTCCACACGGCCGCGTCGAGATCGAATTCCTCCCACGGCGCCGCCGTCAGTTCCTGCTTGCGCACGGCCAGCAGGAGCAAGAGCTTCAAGGCCAGTTCGTTCTCCCGGCTGAACCCTTGCGCTTTGCCCATGGCCTCGAAGAAGGTCACGAGTTCCGAGCGGGACAGGGCACGGTCACGGGCTTCTTCCTTGCCGCCCGCGTCTCCAGGGTCGAAGGCGGCGGCCGGGTTGAACTCGCACAGGTGGCGCTTGATGGCGAAGTCGAACATCCGCCGCACCCATCGAAGCACATCGTTCGCCACCGTCGGGGCGCCGCGCTTCACCACCTTTTGCAACAGGGCGTCGATGTCGGCCGGCTTCACGTCGCGCACCTTCATCTTGCCGATGGCGGGCTTGATGTCCTTCTCGATCCGGCTGCGCACAATGTTCGGGTGTTTCCAACGGCCGGCGATCATCCGCTTGAAGTAGTCGTCGGCCAGGGCGGCTACGTTCACTGCACGCGCCTCGTCCTCGATTCGGGCAACGGCCTCGGCCTTCCTCGCCTGCTTCTCGCCGGCCACGTCCTGCCCGAGCGCGACCTGGGCCGCCAACCGCTTCGCCTCTTTGCGCGCATCGGCTAAGGACAACACGCTGTAGCTGCCCATCAGCATCGCGCGCGCCTTGCCGGCGAAGCGATACCTGAACACCCAGGCGGGCATTGCGTCCGCAGCGCGGAACCGCAGATAGAGGCCACCCCCGTCCGCCTTGCCCGCAAAGCGTTCGCCGGCCTTTACCCAATTGCGAATCTGGATGTCCGATAGCTTGCCCAT